TGAAAAGATGAATTCTCATCCCAATGTTAAATCCTTCAAGAACGACATTGGTTTGCCTGCAGAGTTGGATCCCTTCATGAAAACCTACTTTGACACAGGTGTGCGTGAAAATCGCTACTATTCCGAAGACTGGAGCTTTTGTGAGAACTGGCGCGATGTAGGCGGTAAAGTATGGGTGGACAAACGTGTGCTGTTGCGCCATACTGGCACTTATGTTTTTGACTATCAAGCACAAGAAAATGTGTATAAAGAACTGCATGCCATGGCCACAGCAGGTGCAGCAGTTGCTCCTGTTGACCAAACAGGACAAGCAACCACACAATACACTCCTCCCACAGAAGTTGTGGCCATGCCAGGCGCTCCTGCAGAGCCTCCAAAGCCGGTCAAAGGCAAGAGTCTTAAAAAAGAAACTGCTGAATAATAAAAGCCCGCAAGGGCTTTTATTTTGACTTATCAGTTGATATACTGTAAACTATACTGGGAATAAATACAAGTTGATATCTAACATTACCTATGAACATTACAGAACTCGATTCCTTTAACCTTGCTGATGCTGTGAAATTCAATGATCAGCTGAACCCTCGTTTGTGGCAGGGTGAAAAAATGCGTCCCGAGGTGCGAGAACAACTGTTAAAAATTGCAGCAGATTTCAAAGAAAGTCTGGGGCTTAGAGATCTTGATGTTGAAGATATCACAGTAAGTGGCAGCAATGCTGGTTTTACTTACACACCACATTCAGACATTGATCTGCACTTGGTTGTTCGCATGCCCGAGCAATGCGACGACGTTTATCAAGAGCTGTTCAATGCCAAAAAATATCAATACAACAACGAACACGATATCAAAATTGGCGGCTATGATGTTGAATTGTATGTTCAACCAGCAGATCAAGAGCATGTGAGTGCCGGTGTTTACAGTTTAAAAAACAATGACTGGATTCACATTCCTAGAAAAATTGCTGCCACAGTAGATGATCGTGTGGTCAATGACAAATATGACTTGGTAAAATCAGCCATTGAATCTGCACTGAAAAGTCAAGACATTGACCGCATGAAGTCGGTATGGGACAAGATCAAAGAAATGCGCAAGGCCGGACTTGCCAAAAATGGCGAACTTGGTCCTGAGAATCTTGCATTCAAAATGCTTCGCACACAAGGCGATCTTGGTGAATTAAAAGACACCATCCGCCGTGCTCGTGATGCTGAACTCAGCCTCAACGAAAGAAAAAAGAAAAAGAAAAAAGTCAAATACGGATTTGCAAGAACCTGGGGTCCGGTGTTTGACTTTGGCGACAGTGGAGAGGGTGGGGATGGCGGCATGGCCGAAGATGCCACAGCTACCCCCGATGGAGTTAACCCAACCACACAGATGTTCCTTAACGAAAAAGAAACTCCTACCCAGACTGAAATCATCTTTGACTTCATGCGTTTTGTTGTGGACGAACTAGAGTTAAAAAATATTCCTAAACTAAAAATTCGCAAGGATCCGCAGTGGAGTGTGGTCAACAAGAGTTTTGGTCGCTACAGAAATGACTTGGAACAGATTGAATTGGCCACAGGCAACCGCCATATCATGGATATACTGCGAACCTTGGCACATGAACTGCAACATCGCAAACAAGATGAACGTGAGCACATGCCGGCAGATGCCGGCGAAACAGGATCTAAATACGAAAACGAAGCAAACGCACAGGCCGGTGTGCTAATGCGCAAATATGCAGAACTGCATCCTGAATACTTTGAAGATGTGCCAGTTAGTGAATCTGCATCAGGATACATCCCTACCAAGAAGCAAGCAAAAGATCCTCGCTATGCCATGGCGTTGACTGTGGATATTAAACCAGGGCAAGTTGGCAAAGAAGCCAACAAGATGGCGTTGAAAACAGACTCACAAGGCCGACCTGCACTGTTGATGAAGTCAGAAAACTTGCAAGAAAGTCTAGCCGAAGAACTACAGGCATTCAAAGAACAAGACTTGTTTGAAGTTAAAATGACTTCGGGCAATTTAGCAAAGTTGGCCAAGGCCATTCCCGGTGCCACAGTGGGACTGGAGTTTGAAATGATTGTGCCTAATACTAGCAGTCCTGACGGCGACGACGACATGGAACCTGACTACGATCAAGACGAGCGTGTGCGAGACATCGATGATGCTGTAAACTTCTTTGACGACGGTGATTTCAACAGTCAGTCTCAGATTCGTAGACTTCGTGAGAGTATGGATTCTGATTACATGGAATGGAAGTTTGAAAAGTTAGATGAGCTTTGGCAAAGATCAGGCTTTGAATTCTTCCAAGAATATCTTGACCGCCAAGATCCGTTTGACGAAGAAGAAGCTAGAGAAGAAGTCACTAATGAATTACAAGCACAGTATGGCGATGATATAACTCCTGAAGAGTTCCAAAAAATGTTGGATGCGTTAGTCGAAGAACAACGCGAAGCCTATGTTCAGGAACAATGGGATGACCAAGGTAGCAACTATGAGTATGCCCAGGAAGAATTCAATGATGAGCAAGGCGATGATATCACTCAAGAAGATTGGTTGGATTCCCAGGGTATTCGATATGCGTCTGATGTAGAACGCAGTTATGATGTCACCTGGCCACACTGGACCAGCCCCGAGGGCAATGACACAGATGTCAAAGAAGTTGCACTGAATTTTATGAACTACATGGGCTATGATACCATTGCTGTGGGCGACTATCATGGCTATGGCGGCGGATATGAATTATGGAACGGCACTCGATGGGTAAATATCGGTTCTAACAAACCCATGGATGCGTTTACAGTGGAACCAGACGGCAGTTTAAGAGGTGACAGCAGCGGAGATGCAGGCCTGGAGTTTGTGAGTCCACCTATTCCGCTGGATCAAATCAGCGATACCATGAAACGAGTGCAGCAGTGGGCAGCACAGAATGGTGTTTACACTGGCAAGCAAAATTCTACTAGTATGCACACCAACATTTCTATTCCAGAATATGATTTAGACAAACTGGATTATTTAAAAGCAGCTATCTTGTTGGGCGACGAGTATGTTTTGCGTGAGTTTGGACGTATCGGCAACACTTATGCTAAACCTGCTATTGACAAAGTAAAAGAACTTGTGAGACAAAAACCTGAAAAGGCACAGGAGCTTTTGGATAAAATGAAGAGCCAACTCAACGCCGCAGCATCAAAGTTGATTCACTCAGGTCAAACAGACAAGTATACAAGTATCAACACCAAGGACAATCGTGTTGAATTCCGATCTCCAGGTGGCGATTATCTCAGCGACATTGCTGACAATCCGCAGAAAATGACAGATACCATCAACCGCATGGTTGTAGCCCTGGATGCAGCTCTGGATCCTAACAAATACAAAGAAGAGTATCAAAAGAAACTCTACAAGCTGCTAACAGGACAACAGTCAGGTCGTGAAGCCAAGACTGGTGCCAAACAAGAAATGAAAGCCAGCGATAAAGATTTGCTAAACATTTTTAGTCGTTATGCCGCAGGAGAGTTGCCCAAGCAGGCATTAAAGAGTTTTGTTCGTCAGGCGCAACTGGAACGCAATGTTGAAAAAGGCAAGGCCACAGGCAAGATGTGGTGGAAAGTGAGTCGTCCAGGATATTTTGCCAGTATCGAAGTTGTTGCTAACAGCCGAGAAGAAGCCATTGAAAAAGCCATTGAACCAAGCAATTATCCAGACTGGGCTCAGGCTAAGAATACTCTCAAAGCAACTCCTGTTCGACCATATGAAGAAAAGCCAAGCGCATCTGCACAACCTGCTGCCCAGAATCAAGGCAACTGGGGTATTTGGATCGGTGCTAGTCAACGTTTTGCTCGACAGCCTGGAGAATATCCTGCAGGGCAAGAAGTTCCATTGCGTAGATTTCCAACACAACAGGCTGCTGAACAGTTTTTGGCACAGACACGTGAACAAAATCCACGCATGAGAAGCGACGTTGAAGTGCGTGAGATTCCCGCAGAGCCAGCTGTTCCGCAAGGTAGTAATACTGGCGATTGGGGTGTGTGGGTTCCAAGTCTTGACCGTTACGCAACCATTGGCAACGCTGGTGCCAGAAGATTTGATACCGAAGCTGATGCTCAAGCCTGGATTCAAGATTACAACGCTAGACACTCGGGCAACGACCTTGTATTGGTTGCTCGAGAGATTGAACCAGCCACACCTGTTCCTGGATCTACCCTGGACCGGCAACGCCAACGTGCTGCACAGGCACAATCTTCAGAATACGAATTGTATCGAATCAGCGACGGTCGTGTTGTAAATGCACCAGCTGGCAATCCCATCGTATTCCGTGCCGATAGTCCCGAAGATGCTGAGAGCAAGATTGCACGATATGCAGCAGACTTTAACTTAGGTGCCCCTCAGTTGTTTGCTGTTCGATCAGTGTTGCAACCTGCACAGCAAGACAACTGGAGTCAAGACTTTGAACGCAGAATGACAGCTCGACCAACACAAAACTCTTTGCCAGGTGGACCTAACTACACAATAGCAAATGATCCACGTGATGCAGCACAAGGTGGCACAGTTGATGTAGCTGGTGAAACTACTACAGGTAGTGAAGTTGGGCAAACTTACAGTCCATCAGGCACAGGTGAGTTTACAGGCCAGTGGTTGATATTGAACCCCAACAATCAAGTGATTTATAGATTCGGTGGCATTGGCAATAGTCAAAGCGATGCTAATCGCTATGCAATGCGTTGGCTAACACAAAACCCACGCCAAATGGTAGACGGTGTTACTGTAGTGCCGGAGATGGGATAATGAGAGCAACTGAGTTTACACAACCTGGTGCTGCTGGCTGTATAATAGTGGCTGAAGACACAGGACGTTGGTGTTTGCAGCAACGTTCAGACACAGTGAGCGATCCTGGCTTGTGGTCAACCTGGGGCGGCGGACGAGAGCCTGGCGAGACCTTGGAACAAGCAGTGCGTAGAGAGCTGGCTGAAGAAGGCGGATACACAGGACCTTTGAAACTCAAACACCTACACACATCACCGCAATATGCAACTTACATTGCTTTTGTTCCGCAAGAATTTGAACCTGAAATAAATTTTGAAAGCAAAGACTGGTGTTGGACTGATCAAGATCAGTTGCCCGAGCCTATGCATCCAGGATTAGTAGAAGCACTGTCAAAACTCGACTTAAACGAATCAAGAGGCAGCTACAAAGAAATAGAATTTATTTGTGTCAATCCTCAATTTCCTGACGCCACAGATCCTGAACTGCAAAAACAGATGTTTGCCAAACTCAAACAAATTCCAGGAGTAATTCCACTGTGGCAGGAATGGGGCGACTATAGCGAAGGTCAGTTGAGTTTGTCGGCAATTTACAAAGACAGAGCTGCTAGATCTAAAATTTTATCGCTGGCCAAACAACTAGGGGTTGAAATTGATTTAGAACAACCAGTAAGCGACAACTATGTTGACAGAGCTATTAGAGGCGAGCACGAGGGACAAATCGCAGAAAACTTTGCTGACGGCAAAAAGCCTGGACGCAAAGGATTAAGTCGCAGAGTGGGAATTCCTAAAAAAGCATCATTGAGTCAATTACAAAAAATTGCTAGTTCAAGCACCGGGGAAAGACGTAGGATGGCACAATGGCAGCTAAACATGAGGCGTGGGAAGGCCAAAAAGAATAAATAAAAGTGTAGTTCGCGGAATTGGCGTTCCCAACTACTCTAACGCCGGGAAGGGCATCAGCAATGATATTTATAGATAACAAATACACTCGAGTCTATTACTCTATAATAGATAGAGCAAAAACAAGATCAATTTCTTGTTACACAGAAAAGCATCACATTATCCCTCGCAGCCTCGGTGGCACCGACGCAAAAGAAAATATCGTTGCGTTGACTGCACGTGAGCATTTTATATGCCATCTTTTGCTTACCAAAATGACCAGCGGCCTGGATAAAAAGAAAATGGTATCATCTGTTTTTTATCTCACAGGAAGAGGCAAAGCAGATAGAAACAATCACGTTAAGCATTCTCGTCTTTACGAAAATCTCAGGACTCAACTATCAAAGTTTGTAAGTGAACAAAAGAAAGGTTGCAAACAACCGCCGCGTAGTAATGTTGCAAAGCAAAGATACTCAGAATCTAAAACTGGAAAAAACAATCCTAACTACAAAGGAAATTACATAACCCCTTGGGGCATGTATGAATCATCAAGACTTGCAGCCAAGGCATGCCCATCTAAGATGTCCGACGTTGCAATTTTGAATTTTTGCAAAACAAAAAATCAAATTCCTATATCTTATCTAAGTGTATGCAGAAGTGATGGCTTTTTGAATAATACACATGTTGGCCTTACGCCAAATCAAATTGGGTTTGATTTTAAGTAAATACATTATGAGAAACTTTATCAACTTAATCGAAGCAGTGCAAAAAGGTTGCCCTCCAGCTACACAAAGCATTGATCTCAATCTAAAAAACAGACAAAAAGCCATTGAAGAATATCACTACGGTCCACTCAATCCCAATGAACCCAATGATGAATACTGGGCAGAACTAGCAGACAAATGGAATACTGATGACATAGAATCAGTAAAACAAAATCGCTGCGGTAACTGTGCTGCGTTTGACATCAGCGAAGACATGCTGGATTGTATAGCCAAAGGCATAGGCTCAGAGCCAGGCAGTGATCCACACGATACTATTGATGCTGGTCAACTTGGATATTGTAAATTTCTAAAATTCAAATGCGCTGCCAAACGCACATGTGATGCTTGGGTAGAAGGCGGCCCTGTGCGATGAAAGCTCGAGAAGTTCTACCCAAGACCAAAAGTCTGTTGTGGACAGCATCTGTGCGTATACAACATCCACACTATGTTGGACGTATAGATGCCACGGTTACTGCAAACAATGCCAACCAAGCACGCCAATTAATGAAGGCGCAGTATGGCGTAGAAGACTGGCACATAGGAAGCATCCGTCAAGTCAAGTAACTCACTGGCCTTGTCATAATAGCTAAATATATTCATGACTAGGCATTTTGTTAAAGTTTTGTTTGATGTGCATTGCGATTGGGTGGGACAAGCCCCCGACTATCGCGTTTTTGTCAACGATGAACTTTTTACAGAGCGCACATTTAATTACACTGATGCATATCTTGAAGAAATGCTGCAAATTGAAGCACCTGCAGGCAAATACACTGTTCGCTGCGAACTTGTTCCGCCTGCTATAGCCAATTTGCGCATGGAAAATCTACGTGTGGTATACGGCCCTGCCAATATCAAAGGCACTAACTTGTTGAGGATTAGAGATGAGATGGCGTGAAATTGTTGAATCAGCATCAGTAGGTGCTACTTGTGCAGGCTCTGTAGCAGTTGCAGAACAGCCAATGGGTATGATCTCAAGAAATGGCGCAAACTTAATGTCAGGTAAATATACAACAGATCCTACGCCTAACACGCCCAAGGAATTTAAAAGGAATAAAAATGCTCGCGGACAGTTTAAAAACTCTATTAGCAACTGAATATGCTTTTGTGATCAAAGCTCAGTTCTTTCACTGGAACGTGGAAGGGCCAGACTTTGCTCAGTTGCACGAATTTTTTGGCGAGCTTTACGAAGAAGTCTATGGCAACTCCATTGACCGCACAGCTGAATACATCCGCACACTGGATGATTATGCCCCGGGCAGTTTTGAACGTTTTTCAGAACTAACTCGTATTTCCGGGCAAACCAAAGTGCCCCGCGCAAGACTCATGATCGAAGAACTATTGGCCAACAACGAGCAAATGGTTGATTTACTGAACGAAACATTTGCTGTTGCCGAACAAGAAAACCAACAAGGTATTGCTAACTTTATAGCAGAACGTATTGATGCACACGGCAAACATGGCTGGATGCTGAGAAGTTTCTTGAAGGATCAGAGAGCATAATATGAGTAATCCCATGCACGACATAGTCAAACGTCTGGCTATTTTAGAAGGACGTATCACTCCTGCTGAGCCAACAGGTAGCCAAAATGCACAACAAAAGTCAGTGCATCAATTGCCTGCCTTGTTCAAGCCAGGCAAAGGTGGTCCTATCTTGGGTGGCAACCCTGACAAGCCTGCTGTGACCAAAGGTTACTTTGTTGGTGCCGAATCCAAAGAAGAAGAACAAGAGGCACTAGAAGAAGCAGTGGCCAACGAAGAAAAGCTGTTGGACACGGTCAAAAAGAGTTTTATTGATTACTTGGACTCTGTTGAAGATGCTGTCAGCAACAGACAAGATCGTGACATCGGTAGCAAAGCCGCAGACAAGGGTATTGGTAAAAAAGCCGCAGACAAAGACATTGTTTCCAAAAATCCCGAATTAGAAGAAGAACAACTGGACGAATTTTTGCCCTTAGTGGGTGCCATAGCCGGCAGAGCATTAGCAGGTGCCGGAGCAGGTGCAGTAAAAAGAGGGCTGGCCGGTATTGCAGGTCATGCTGCTGGTTCAGCGATTCAAGACAAACTAGCCGAAGATCCCACAGAAACAGAACCGCCAGCAGATACTCCTGTGGCACCAATTCAACAACCCACATACGCAGCAGCAGCAAGTGCTCCTGTAAAAACTATCGCACTAGAAGATGGTAGAGTTTGTGAGATTTACGGCGACGAACACTCAGGATTTGAAATTCGTCATGGCAACAGACGTTTGCCCAGTCGCTTTAAAAACCTAGATCACGCTACGATGGCCACGGAAATGTATATGGCACGTCGCAAAAAAACAGACCAGTCGGCAGACTATATTGAGGAAGCATAATGAATTTAAATAACTTGTTCGAAAACGACAACGCAAAACCTGGGGCTAACTATGCCGAAGAATTGGCATATCAAATTTTTAAAGTGGCACCGGATCTAGATGCCACTGGTGTTGCTGACGAAGTATTAGACTATGCATTTGATTTAGCAGTAGATGATTTGGGTCATAGACGTGCTCACTCATTGTTTGCTTACGATCAGGATTTTGACAGTGACTTGGTATCTGCTTATGCAGACCTACAACGTCAAGATGCCAACAAAGATATGGCAGAAGGTTGGAAGGGCGAGTTTGTCGGCGGCACTCTTGGGGGCATTGCAGGCAATCTAGCAGGCACTGCAATTGCTGGTCCTTGGGGCGGAATCGTAGGCGGCGCAGCAGGTGGTGCAGGAGGTGGCATCATTGGTCGTGAACTGACCAAAGAAGAACAACTAAATGAATTTGCACCGTTGTTGGCTGCAGGCGCTAGATTGGTAATTACCATGGCGCCCAAGATTGCACAAGTTCTCAAAAGCACAGGACAGGCCACAGCACGAGCCGCTGCACCAGTTGCCAAATCTGGTGCAGAAATTGCAGCCAAGAATGCAGGACAAATTGGTCTTGGTCTAGGTGCCTACGAGGTTGGATCGTCTGTGGCAGAGATTGCCAAGGAAATAACTGCCAAGGTTGGCACAGCACTGGAAGAAAAAACAATAATGGAACTAGCCCAGGTGGCTTTTAAATTTGCTATTCCTGCTGGCATTGTGTTGGCCATATTGTATGGTGGCAAAAAAGTAATTGACTCGTTGTTTAGCGATTCCAAAGAAGAACAAGGCGTGGCGGAGAGCAATTCTTGGGATAGATTATCAGGTGACACTGGCAATTTAGATCCTGAACACTTAGCATACTTAAAACAACAATCTGAGATTTCAAGAAGAACAGGGTTAGCAGTTGGTGATCGTGTTACCTTAAAAGATAGACCTGGCTTTGAAGGCAAAATCGTGCATGACTGGGGCGGTGGAGATTACACTATTTCCGGTGGTGGTGGTGGAATGAAGCAAAGCAATAATCATAGAGCAAATGCAAGGATTATACAAAAAATCCAAGGCGTGGCGGAAGGCGTTGAAATAGTTGACCAAGATAGTGATTTAGATCAACAAGTTTATACGCTCAATGTTGATGGTAACAAAGTATCATTTACATACTGGGATTACGAAAATAACTTCCAATCCCCAGATATCAAAGATATCTTTCAACAAGCCCAAGAGCAGTTAGGTAAAAAACTATCTCCTGAACAAGTTAAAGCAGTTGCTCGTGCTGTATTCAAAACGTTTGAGCAAGGTGTGGCAGAAGGCCTGGGAGGAGACTTGAATGAGTTCGCTCCACCTGGCAGCGGCGATGATGACGGCGGCTTTGACGAGAACACACTAAAGCGCATGGCTGCACAGTGGTGGCAAGGTGACGAAGATCCTAGAGTAGAAAAAACACTAGCAGCCGCAGGTTGGGAAATTGGCCAAGACGAAGGCTACGACAACGGCGGAGTGTTTGTGGTACGTGCTGGTGACGAGAATGGCGATACCTACACCAGCTGGCCAGCAGAAGAACTAGAAGGACTGTCTGAAAGCTATCCCAAGCATCAGGACTTGAGTGGTATTTCTACAGAAAAGCTAAAAACATATCTTGCTAAACAAGCAAAACAATCAGTGCCAGGTGAGGGTGCTCAAGTCAAGCGTGTGAAGGCCGAGTTACAGCGTAGAAAACAAGGTCTAGCAGAAGCATCTTGGCACTCAGAACCTGAACAAGAGAGAATGGATGCTATTCGTCAATCAAGACTCAACCGTGAGCGTGAACCTAGAGGCAGCGAAGCCATTGACGCTAGAATTCGAGCACGACACGATCAACTGGATCAATACAATCAGTCTGGCCGATTCTGGCTCAAGCAAAAAGACACACAAGAACACATCAGCGATGCCATGATAGGCAAGGCAGCAGCCAATGCCGCAGCAGCTGAAATGCTGAAACAGCGTCCTGAACTCCAGGGCAATCTTGTGATCACAGCATACGGCCCAGGTGAATCACAAGGTGTATCAGAAGACATGACACGCAGAGGATTCTTGCGTGGGGTAGGTGCAGCAGCCCTAGCTGGCGCAGCAGGTGCTGCAAGTGCTGGCGGTTATGTCCCTGGTCAGCCCAACGACTGGAAATACAACATGGGTGTTAAAAAGCCTGGGGCAGATGCAGCACCTGCCGCTAGTGCTACACCACCAGTAGCCGGTTCTGAGCAAACAGTAGATTTTTTTAAAGCACAAAGTGCCGCTTCAAGAGCAGCCGCCGAAGAAGCTGCCAACGCCGCGGCAAAAATTAGATATACCAATCCTAAATTTAAAGAAGAATACGAAAGAATTGAAAAAGCATATCAACAAACCAAATCGATTGTACTGAATAACAAAGTACCACGCAGTTCCAACCCCGACTTGGCTAGACGACAGTATGCTGAATCGATGAAGATCCTGATAGCCGCAGACATGGAGTTTGCTCGAAAAACCAATGCACTACTAAAAGATTACGGTGCGTTAAGAGAAGCAGATAAAAAAAAAGAAGATGAACCTGAAGTAAGAGATGTAGCTCTGCAAAGAGCTATTTCTCGAGCCAAAGCCGATTTTCCCGCAGCAGGTTCGGGCATCGAAGCACTAGCCAAAGATTTTATGCGAAGTCAAGATCAAGACTCAAAAAGTTTTGATCAACTGCGCCGGGCCGAACGCAAGCAAGATCAAATGCTAGGACAAATAGCCAAAATTGATCAAGAACAAGGGCAAGAGATTCAAGATCTTGAAAATCAAAACTCCAGTCTAGCAAGTCGATTGCAGCAATTGCAAAATGTCAACAACGATCTAGAAAAGAAACTTGCTGCAATGAGTGGACGCCGAGCAGAGAAAACATCAAAATCTGCAGATGTCTCCACTACTCTTGCACCAGTATCTACATCTACCAAAGCAGCAACACCCAAGGCTACTGCTAAAAAGAAAACAGCTGATGTTGAGCCTACCACATCCAAAGCAATAGGACAAATAGCAAAAACCCTGGCGCCTGATGCCTCTAGCTTGGCATTTGATCGTATGTCACAAGAATTGCAACCAAGACAGAAAGAACTTGGCTTTGATGAACCTGTTACTATTAAACCTAAAAAGTTTGATACCAGCAAAGCATCAGACGCAGAGTATAGAGAGCTAACTAGCAAAATTGCCAAAGATATTGTATCTCGTCCTGATGCAGCCAGAGCATTCAACCCCAATGCTATGCAAGGCATGTCTAAACAGCAAGAAATGCCGTTGGAAAACAAAGACAAACCAAACAAATCAGCACGTCCAGAAGTAGACTATGATGATCCAGAATGGGATGCTATGGTTGCTCGTGTTAGAAAGCTGGCAGGTGAAGGCCCACGCAAAACTGTATGGGACCCAGTCAAGAGAGTTTACAAAACTGTTCCTGTAAACAAATGATAATCAGCGAACTTTATGCATTGAGCGAGTCCAGCGGTTACAGCCTGCAAGGCAGTTTTACCCACGACTTGACCAAGAGTAAAGTTTGGTTAATGCAACAACTAGCAAGAGTGCAACCAGATATTTCTACTCTATACATACTGGGATCATGGTATGGCAACCTTGCACTTTATATGACACTTGATCCTGTGACCAAGGTCAAAAAGTTCATCAATGTCGAAACTGACAAAAACATGCTGGATCAAAGTCGTCGAATGATGGATCACATTGGTGCTCGCAATGTTGAGTATATGAACAAGGATGCCAACATGCTCAATTACCGTCAGGTTGATGACAACAGTGTTGTGGTCAACACCAGCCTCACTGACATGGCAGGCACCAAATGGTTTGATAACATTCCCAGCAACACTCTGGTAGTGATGCAGGCTCGTGACAACGACCCTGGCTATCAATATCGCAGCACACAAGATATATTAAAAAAGTTTCCTTTAAATACTGTGTTGTATCAAGGCAGTTTGAAATTAAAAGATCCTGAAACAGCATACAGTCGTTTCATGGTAATTGGACGCAAATGATCGAAATCTTGTATTTGTTGATTGCTACACATATCACTATTGTTTGCGTAACAGTTTTTTTACATCGTGGCCAGGCACATCGCGGAATAGAATTTCATCCTGTGTTGAGTCATGCCATGCGATTTTGGCTTTGGCTTACCACAGGCATGGTCACCCGCCAATGGGTAGCCATTCATCGTAAGCATCATAGATACACTGACCAACCAGAGGATCCTCACAGTCCGGTTGTGTATGGCATTGCCAAAGTTTTATTTAAAGGAGCATTGTTATACCATGAAGCATCAAAAGATAAAGATATGGTTGACGCATACGGTGTTGGCACTCCTTCTGATTGGATGGAGCGCAACGTATACACTGCTCACTCCAGACTTGGCATTGGCATTCTCTTTTTGTGCAACATCGCCATATTTGGTTGGTTGGGCGCCTTGATTTGGTTGATACAAATGGCCTGGATTCCGTTTTGGGCTGCTGGGGTAGTCAACGGTGTGGGACATTGGTGGGGCTATCGCAACGGCGAAACCAAAGATGCCAGTCGCAATATCAGCCCTTGGGGCATTGTGATTGGCGGCGAAGAGCTGCACAACAATCATCATTTGTCTCCTGCAAATCCTAAATTGAGCCAGCGTTGGTTTGAATTTGACATAGGATGGTTATACATAAGAATTTTTAGTATGCTAGGCTTACTAAAATTAAGAACACCCTTAGGACCGTAACTTTGTTACGAGGGTGCCCGGCTGCTGGGCATGGTAATCCGATTCGCTACCGGAACCCATAAAGTGAGCACTTCTCCAGACCCATTGCTTTTGTAAAATATTTCTGTATAATTGTAATTTTACGGAGAGCCTCTATGAGCGAAAAAACTTTCAACGGTGATCAAAAGATCAAACTCACACAAATTATCAACGAAGGCATGCAAGTCATGCACGAAATTGATACACTGCAAGGTGGCCTAAGCGACACAATCAAAGCTGTTGCAGAAGAATTAGAAATCAAACCAGCTGTGCTCAAAAAAGCTATCAAGCTAGCACACAAAGCTGAATTTGGCAAAGAAAAGCAAGATCACGAATTGCTTGAATCAATCCTTGAAACTGTTGGCAAAACTCTCTAAAGGTTGATTATGGCATTAGTCCCAATGGTGCTGGAACAAACCAGCAAAGGTGAACGCAGTTACGATATCTACAGTCGATTGCTTCGCGATAGAGTTATTTTGCTCGAAGGCGAAGTGCATGATCAAATGGCAAACTTGATTGTTGCCCAGATGCTGTATCTTGAAAGTGAAGATCCCAAGAGTGATATCTATATGTATATCAACTCGCCGGGCGGATCAGTAACTGCCGGTATGGCAATCTACGATACAATGCAGTTTATCCGTCCAGATGTGCAAACTATTGTGATGGGACAAGCATGTTCAATGGGTTCGCTGTTGGCACAGGCAGGTGCGCCGGGCAAGCGTAAAATGTTGCCCAATGCACGACACATGATTCACCAACCTTCTGGCGGCGCACGTGGCATGCAAAGTGACATTGAGATTTCTTACAAAGAAATCACATACTTGAAAAAGCGTCTGACTGAGATTTATGTCCAGCACAATTCAAAAGGCAAGACCTACAAAGAGTTTGAAAAGGACATGGATCGCGACACATTCATGTCAGCGGAGCAGGCATTAAATTACGGTCTCATTGATCAAGTGATAACTAAACGTGAAGTTTAAATTCACCGAGTCGCTCACGTCACGAGCATGTATCACGGCTTTCCAGCCACAAACGGAGTATAATGAGTTACGTAGACGCACTATTTGATCGTGAGCACGATCGCATTCATGTTGTAGAACGCAAGAATGGTCAGAGAATCTATCAAGAGTTTCCTGCCAACTATGTGTTCTACTACGACGACCCCCGCGGTAAATTTCAAAGCATCTTTGGCACACCAGTGTCAAGATTCAGCACTCGCAACAACAAAGAGTTCCGCAAAGAGATTCGTATTCAAAGCGGCAAACAACTATACGAGTCTGACATCAATCCTATCTTTCGTTGTCTAGAGGACAACTACAAAGGGCAGGACGCACCTCGACTGCAAACAGCATTTTTCGACATTGAGGTCGACTTTGATCCAGTCAAGGGTTATAGTCGACCTGAAGATCCATTCAACAAGATCACTGCTATTTCTGTTTATCTAGATTGGTTGGATCAGCTGGTTACATTGGTAATTCCGCCGCGACACATGACCATGGAAACTGCACAAGAAATTGGCAGCGAGTTTGAAAACACCATGATTTTCGAACACGAAGAGGACATGTTAAAAACATTCCTTGACCTTATTGAAGATGCTGATGCGTTGAGTGGCTGGAACTCAGAAGGTTTCGATATTCCATACACTGTTATGCGTATCACTAGAATCTTGAGCAAGGATGACACTCGACGTTTTTGCTTGTGGGGACAACTGCCCAAGCAGCGTATGTTTGAAAGATATGGCACAGAGAGTTTGACATTTGACTTGGTGGGTCGTGTGCATCTGGACTATATGCAACTGTATCGCAAATACACATACGAAGAGCGCCACAGTTATTCTCTGGATGCCATTGGTGAGTATGAACTTGATGAACGCAAGACTGCATACGAAGGCACACTGGATCAACTTTACAATCAAAACTTCAAAACGTTTATTGATTACAACCGCCAAGATACTATCTTGTTGGCCAAGCTGGACAAGAAACTCAAGTTTCTCGATCTAGCAAATACACTGGCACATGAAAACACAGTTCTGCTACAAACCACAATGGGTGCTGTGGCAGTGACTGAGCAAGCAATCATTAACGAAGCCCACGAACGTGGCATGGTAGTTCCTAACCGTAAAGAAAGACTCACAGATGAAGACACGCAAGCCGCAGGTGCCTATGTTGCTTATCCCAAAAAAGGCATCCATGAATACATCGGTTCCATTGACATCAACTCGCTCTACCCGTCAGCAATCCGTGCTCTTAACATGGGCCCCGAAACCATTGTTGGACAACTCCGACTCACCATGACTGACCGGCTCATTAAAGAGCGCATGGAAAAGCAAAAGATGAGTTTTGCTGCTGCATGGGAGGGTTTATTTGCCACACTGGAATACACTGCTGTGATGGAACAACAGCGTGGCACAGAAATCACCATTGACTGGCACGGAGGCGAAGAATCCACACACAGTGCCGCAGAAGTCTGGCACATGATTTTTGATTCAAATCAGCCATGGGGTATCAGTGCCAATGGCACAATCTTTACATACGAACGTGAAGGTGTTATCCCTGGCTTGTTAAAGCGTTGGTATGCTGAACGCAAAGAGATGCAGGCCAAACTCAAGCAGTGCGAGACCAAGGAAGATGAAGAATACTGGGACAAACGACAGCTGGTCAAGAAAATTAATCTTAACTCACTATACGGCGCCATTCTTAACCCGGGCTGCCGTTTCTTTGACAAGCGTATTGGTCAATCAACCACTCTTACTGGGCGCAGTATCGCGAAGCACATGGATGCGTATGTCAACGAATGCATTACCGGCAAATATGATCATGTTGGTGACACGATCATCTATGGTGATACCGATTCGTGCTATTTCTCAGCCTGGC